CAGAAGAGCAAGTGGATTTGTGTGGGCTAATTGAAGCCAATGGCGCCGACAAATTCCCTTTTGCCAAGACTATCAGTGAATTGGTTAACTGGCAAAGTCTCCAAATGCCAAAGTATTGTGGTGAGAATTTCAAGGCAATTGCTTATGCACCAAATAGAATGTCAAAGCGCCATGTGGTGACAGGGAGGAGACCTGAGTTCATCGGGTTCCTGGATTCACACCCAAAGTGGAAAGCAACCGTTGCTCGCCACTTAGGGGAGTTTCAACCCTCCGTGCTAACACATGAGGCTTACTATAAGGATGTGCTAAAGTACAACAAGGACATTATGGTAGGCACTGCTCACGAAATGTGCTTTGCAAAAGCTGTGTTGGCAACTGTGTACATCTTAGAAATAGCTGGGTTCGAAAAGGGGATGTGCAAGCCGATATATGATGGTTGTAAAATTTACAACGATCTCAACTTGGATGCAGCTATGGGAGCTCTGTACACTGGCAAGAAATCAGCACACTTCATGGACGCTACTGCAGACGACATCGAGGAATTCTTCGTGAACAGTGCTGGTAAACTGTTGGGAAATGGACATGGCGTGTGGTCAGGATTGCTGAAAGCTGAGCTCAGACCGAAAGCAAAAGTGGTGGCAAACAAGACGCGCACTTTCACTTCAGCACCAGTTGATATTCTAATGGGAGCCAAGGCGGTTGTGGACGAGTTCAATAAATTTTTCTATACGAAACACCTCCGAGGCCCGTGGACTGTTGGGATTAACAAATTCAACTGTGGATGGAATCTCCTGGCAGAGAGCCTGATGGTGCATGAGTGGTTTATCGATGCAGACGGGTCGCAATTTGATAGCTCGATAACACCACTCCTTATGAATGCCGTTCTGAACATCAGACAGTATTTCATGGCGGACGAAGAAGAGGCCCAAACGATGCTTGCAAACCTGTACACGCACATCATAAACACATGCATACTCATAGAAGATGGCACAATTGTACAGAAATTCAGAGGCAACAACAGTGGTCAGCCGAGTACTGTTGTCGATAATACGCTGTGCCTAATCATGGCAATGGAATACTGCAGAGTACGAGTTCTAGATGAACATAAACAC